CGTTTTTAATTACAGTGCATCTATCCAAAGGCATCTTAAATTTTTTACGAAACTGTTCTAAGTTCCAATGTGAATTAAACACGTACATATCATACTTAGGGGTATTCTCGGGATCATTGAACCAGGGGAAAATATTTGGTTGATCCCAAGAATTCTTTTGCCATAAGACATTCGGTTTAGTTGGATGTAATGGAATTTTTTCAGGAACGGATGTAGTAATCTGTACTTTATCTAATAATTCTTTATCAATATATTTAGATAAATATTCTAGTTGTAATTCAGTTCCGCCTCTAGGCTTTTGATTTATCATTATGTTGTTGCATTACTTTCTGTATTATTTCTAAGCCTTTTGGATCTATTTTTACTGTACAATCTTGTACGATATCCGGTCCTTCTTTCTTTTCTTTAAAAATTTCACCAGTTTTTGTATTTCTATATGTTACTATAGTTGTACAATCTATCTTTGGTAAATTATCCGTTTTCATTCCTTCTATCTAATAAAGCATAACTTATCAGGCCTTGTATCTTACTACTGCCTGTAGCTGCTTGCACAGTTATAGCATCTCCTGCTTCTAAATTCAAGCCCTGAGGTGAAGCATTTACTTGCGACTTAGCCGCTACGTCATCTCTAAAAAATTCGTATTCAGTGCTAGAATCAGATGAGTCAACAAAATTCATGTTTACCACAATGCCTGATGATGCATCATTATTTGCACAATAAATACTTTTAACTATTATCGCTCCATCAGTAGGGCAAGTAAGCACAGTAGTTTTACTGGTACCGGTTTGTTTAAAGCCTTGGTTTTGATATCTAATTGTCATGATAAAAAGTAATTAAAAGCATCCTGTTCATTTTTTAAATCTTGTTGAAAAGAAAAATTAAGTTGTTGTTTTAATGTTGTCAAGGACTCTACAATCTGTCTTTGATTCTGTGGATTGTAATCCTCTGCAGGTTCAGGTATGTAAATAGTTATTTTAGCCATTATGCTTTCTTCTTATCTACTCTTTTAATTTTACCTTTATTTTTTGAAGCGTAAAAAACTTGTTCACCTTTTTTCTTACCATATTGTTTTTTCATAGACTTCATAATTTTTTTACCTTTAGGTGTTAGTGGCATAGTTATCTCCTTCCATCGGGTTGTGCATCAAGTCTTAGAGATCCATATCGCCATGTCTCACCAACTGATTCGTTTTCTATTTTTACACTAAGCAATCTGCCTCTTGCTCTTGTGTCTATTTTAGTTGTCGTGCTTGTAACAGTAAATGGTCCTAATGGAGACACTGACTGTTGTTCTGACGGGAAGTCACTAATAAATAATGAGATTAAAGAGTTACCAACTATTTGTTTATAGTCAGGAATAAATCTTCTCATCGACATTAAAAACTCACCATCATCAATATCAAAATCTGAGGATCTAATGAATGCAGCTATAGCACTTGTGCCAGTGCTATTAATTTGATCCGTGCCTTTTTCGTGACAATAATAAACAGTTGCTCCATATTTATCGGTAATTCCAGATATAGGAAACAACGGAGTATCAGATGGATCATTTGTTCCGCTCTGACCTTTAGCTACATAATTAGTTGCATAAGGTTCTATAAAAACATCTGCATCTTGATAAGTCGTTCTGTCTAAAGATCCAGTGTACCAACTCGCTTCACCGTAATTATAAGTAACAACTCTGTCTACTTGTAAAGACCCTGACTTTGGATAAAACCATTTTACTTCTGTATATAAACTATTATGTCCTGCATAAACAATTTCACTTGCGTCAAAATTTAAACCTAAATTTCCATCGCCTGTAGTAAATACGAAATCTTCTACCAAACATGGTAATTGTTTAACAGTACCATCATATTGAAAGAAACCGCCGGATGTTCCCATCCAATAAACAGCTCCTTGTGCAAAGGCTAAAGCGTGTTGTCCCAAACAACCACAGTTGGTTCCCACTTGTCTAATGCTAAATGTAAAAGGTGGACCAACAAATTGTGCAACGTAAGCAGCTTGATCTGTTAAAATTAAAATATAATCTTTACCTTGTACAGCAGCTACAATTTTATTTCCTTTGTCTAATTGAAAAGTCCCGGCTGTGTTTGTGGCTGTCGGAGCATATACAGAAGTTGATTCTTGATCTGAAAATCTAATAAACATAGGATCTTGAGTGGCAACGTTACCGATTGTGGTTTCAGTGCCTAGGTGAAATAAATGTCTATCAGTTTCAGAAACAATAGTTAATCTAGAAGCTGTGGGCGCTCCTGTCATTAAAGTTGCTCTGTTTGTTCTAGGATTAGTCGCTCCTGCATCCCAAGTAAAAGATTTACCGTTAGCGATGGTCGCTATCAAAGTCTCTCCAAAATTATCAAGAGACCAATTACCAGGTTCTAAAGTTACGTTAGATGTTGTTCTCGCTGTTCCCCACGTGCTGTCGCCCCATAAATAAGTTCCCCATCCGTATCCTAATGTTTGAATCGTGGGGCCTACTTCAGTATACGGAGTCACGGTCACAGATCCACCAGCACTCATCCCTGTTACGTTATTCTCAGTTGTTGTCACGCCGGCTGCAGGGTTAGTTAAACTAATTGTGAAAGAGTTAGTTGTAGTCGTTAAAACTTCAAAAGGGTGAGCAGTAAAATCATCTGCGGTTAAAGTTGTATTTGCCCCTATCGATACAGAACTTAAAACAATGTATCGTCCTGCTTCTAATCCATGACTAGTAAAATTAATTGTTACTGTGGCACCTGCTGCAGCTGAAGTTGTAAAAGTTCCGGTGCCTGATAAAGCACTGTCTAAGGGACTAATATCATAGAAGGCTCCACCATAATATAAAAATAAACCTTGTGATGTTCCTATGGCCGCGTACCTTTCTCCAGCTAAAGAAGTAAAAGCGTGTTGAGCTCGAGCTACGCCTGGTAAAGTATGTTGATCGTTAGTTAATTGTTGCCATCCTCCAATTTTTTCAGGAATACCATATCTGAATCTAACAAAATCTCCATCAACCCACTTACCTGGAGACGCTGCGGGGGTCCCTTGTTTATCAAAGCCTGGTTGAAATCTTACTTTTTTTAATGCCATATTTCCCCACTATACTAATTTTTAGGCAAAAATATAGTCCATTCTAGTTCGGAGATCAAATCGTTTGTATATACCTTAGTCCTTTTTTCTTTGCGTATATATTTATGAAGTTCTTCTAAATCTAAAATAAGCCATTCTTTTTCACCTTCAAGAACCATTTTTTGAGCTTTTGAAGTAAGCTTTCCCTTTTGTGCAGAAGATCCATCCGACAACTCAAACATTTCTCTTACATCGAACCTATAAAAAGCATTTTGTCCTTTTATAATACCTGCAATATTCCAAGAGGTTGAATCTTTGGGGTATTCTATAGCTGTTAAAAACTTAGAAAATCTTTCAATTATACTCATTGACTACTTTTATATAATATATTATTTATACCTAAAAGAGATAAAAAGAAATAATGGAATTACATAACTACTATTATTATTTTCAAGGTGTTTTAACATCAAGATTTTGCGACGAATTAATTGAATACGGAAATTCAAAAATGGAGCAAATTGGAATTACCGGTGATGTAGATGGCAAAAATAGAGATTTTAATAAAAACCCTCTTACAAAAAAAGAATTAAATATGCTTAGACGCACACGAGATTCAAATATTTCTTGGCTTGATGATCGTTGGATATATAGAGAAATATTACCTTATGTCTACGAAGCTAATGAACAGGCTGGTTGGAATTATCAAATAGATTCAGCAGAGTCTTGTCAATTTACTAAATACAGTGGTGGTCAGTTTTACGATTGGCACTGCGATAGTTTTAAAAAACCTTACGATAAACCCAACACTCTTTTACATAATAAAATGAGAAAATTATCTGTGACTTGTACTTTGTCTCATGAAAGTGATTATGAAGGCGGTGAACTAGAATTTAATTTTAATGAAATAAAAAAACCAAAAAAAATAAATATACGTAAATGTAAAGAAATATTACCTCGAGGTTCAGTGGTAGTTTTCCCTAGTTTTGTATATCACAGAGTTTGTCCTGTTTTAAGAGGAACTAGATACTCATTAGTTATATGGAATACAGGAAACCCATTTGTTTAAATTATGAAATCATCTTATAAAAAAAATAAATATATCGTAATTCAAAACGCACTGTCTCCTGAACTATGTGATTTTGTGTATAAATATTTTTTACTTAAAAGAAGTGTGTTTAACACTTTCAGAACTGATAGATATATTTCACCTCTTACTACATATTATGGAACAACTCAGGATCCACAAGTAATTAATACATATTCTCATTATGGAGATATAGCTATGGAAACTTTATTAGTTAAACTAATGCCTCTTGTTTCAAAAATAACTAAGACAAAATTAAATCCTAATTATGCTTATGCAAGAATTTATAAAAAAGGTGATGTATTAAAAAGACATAAGGATAGATTTAGTTGTGAAATATCTACGACACTTAATTTAGGAGGAGATAAATGGCCAATTTATTTAAATCCAGACGTTAAAGAAGGTTATGTAACTGGACCTAAAATGGGAATACATCAAGTTCAACATTATGTACCGAGCACAAGTAAAGGAATAAAGGTTGATTTAAAAGTAGGAGATATGTTGGTATATTCAGGTTGTGATTTAGAACATTGGCGAGAAGAATTTACTGGAGAAAATTGTGGTCAAGTTTTTCTTCATTATAATAATCTTGCAACACCTGGTGCAAAAGAAAATATATTTGATTCAAGACCACATTTAGGGTTACCGGCAGACTATAAACAAAAGAAATAAAAATGGAAAAATTAGAAGATCAAATAAAAAAATTAAAAGAAAAAATAACTGATTTAGAACAAGATTTATCAATGGAAAAAATGGTTAAAAAATCAGAAGTTCAGTTAAATAAAGAACTTAAAGAAACAATTGAAAAAAATGAATTACACATTAATACGTTAGTTAAAATAAACGAAGAGTATTCAAATATTATTTCAAAACTAAGAATTAAATTAAGAAATTTAATTAATGAATAATAAAGACAATAAAGAAATATTACCTCTTGAAAGAATTAAAATTTGTTATGAGTGTGAAAATCTTTTACCTTATATTAAGATATGTAAAATATGTAAGTGTATAATGCCTTTAAAAGTAAGATTTAAAAAGGAGTCTTGTCCTATAAATAAATGGTAAAAGTAATTGATAATTT